GGCGGAAGCTCCACGCCCGGCGAGCGATCTTCTTCCAGTCTGGCAGCAGTTCCATTAGTGACCTCCGTTCAATTTTGAGACGATGCCAGCCCAAACAGCGGCGGCCAATGCTGCTGCGACAACGCCGAAAAATGCGAGAAGGCCATGATCTGCGACCTTTCGCATCTTGCGTCCGAAGCGAAGGTCTTCGCGGAACTCTTCCACGCTTTCCGGCTTACTGACATCAACGCCGAGAATGGCGAAAAACTTTTTAACTGCGCGTTCCGCTGTCGCTTCCGACATGTTTTCCGCGTAATTACAAGTGGTCTCCGGGTCTCCATCGCAGGTGTGCGCCCTCCGCATTGGAATTTCCGTCATCATTTCTCCTGTTGTAAAAACGGCGCAGCGGAGGTCAATCTGTGCGCCGTCTGGTTATTACGGATTAAGGCGTGATGGTCAGCTTGATGACGGCGCGCGGACGGGTGCAGATGCTGATCGGGTTGGATTGCGCCTCAACGTCGACGCCCTTGCCGAGCGGCTTGACTTCCTGCTTGGCGTAGTACGGCAGGCCGATGGTGTTGGCGGTCTCGACGTAGTTTGCTGGCGCAAAGCGCGTGATGAACATGTCGTCGACGCCTTCCGGGAACAGGTAGGCTTCGCCATCGGCAATGAACGGAACGCCGGCAATGGCGCCACGGTATTCCTCGAAGGTTACGCCGCCGAACTCGAAGCCGTTGCGCGGGTCGTTGCGCAGGAAAATGCCGGATTCGTACAGTTCGTATGCCTTCTCCAGCTTAGCGTGAGAAATCAGCGCGCGGAAGAAAGTCTTGCCGCACAGGCAGCGAGCGCGAGAATAGGGCTCGGCGCCGAGGGCGTTTTCCATCTTGTCCATGGCGGCCAGGACTTCCCCGCGAATATCTGCGGTGGAGGTGCCAAGCGTCAGGGTTGCAGTTTGCTGGGTCAGTGAGAAGGCGGTGAAAAGGTTGCTGATCACCGTGGTGCCGTCCGAGTCGATGATGCTGCCCTTGATGGCGCCGATACGCTGATACTCGATGGTGGCGTCCAGGCGGCGACGCATCTTGGCCAAGCGGCGATCAACGAATGTGCGCATGGTTTCCTCTTCGGATGCGGAGCCGAAGGCGCGAAGGTTCTGGATGTCGTCGGCGGTGACGATGTCCAGTGTCGGTAGGTGGGTGGTCGGGAAGACAACAACGGAGCGGGTTCCGCCACCAGTGCCGGTCGGGGTGCCGCTGCGGCTCTGGTTTGCAATCAACGCCAGGGTGTCGACGTTCTTTTCAACCGTCAGGTTGGTGGTGAGGATGCCTTCTTCAGCAAACAGCCCGAGGCTGCCAATGCGCGACGGCAGGGCTGGCGCTTCGTTGATTGCGGCGGTCAGTTCTTGCAGGCTGAATTTGTTGGAATCGAAAATGCCAAGGTTCATGATTTGCTCCTTTGATGATCAGGCGGGTTTGTTGGCCGCCTGGCGGGCGGAATAAATGCTGCGGAAATTGATGCTGGCAGCCGGCTTGCCATCGCCATCGCCTTGGTTCTCTTCGGGCGCCTCGAATCCTGAGTTGGTCACCGAGTTCTGTCCGGTGACGCCGGGGTTCCCGGATGCGCGTGCGGCGATCAGTTTTTCCCTGGCGGCCTCGACGGATAGGCCGTTGAGAATCATCGGCTCGGCGTCTCCTGGGCGGCCGGCAGCCTTGGCGAGTGCGACAATTTCTTGCGCTTCGCCAATTCTGGCGGTGACGGCTGCGGAGGTTGCTTTGGCACGGATCAGGCTGGCGGCGAGCTTTCCAAACCCGGCGTCAGCGCATGCAGATGCAACTTCATCTGCAGGCATTGACTCCTGAGCTGAGAGCGCTTGTGGAAGTTTCATGAAATGAGCGCGGGCCGCGTCTGATACTTTTGCGGATACGGGCGCGGCGTCAATGACGGCGTCGGCGAAACCAGATGCGACGGCTTCTGCGCCCGTCATCCACGTTTCCGCGTCCAGCAGCGCGCCGATTTCCTCATCTGATTTCCCGGTGCGACGGACGTAGATTGCGGTGAGGCTGCCCTTGACCTTGTCCAGCATGTCGGCCATGGCGTGCATGGCTTCCGAATCGCCGATGGCTACGGCCCACGGATTGTGAATCATCATGTAAGCGTTTTCCGGCATTTCGATCTTTCCAGCAGCCATGACGATCAGACTAGCAGCGGAAGCAGCCATGCCCTCAACGCGAGCAACAAGACGGTCTTTGGCGCGACTGAGCACGTGGTAGATCGCCAGCGCTTCAAAAACGCTACCGCCCGGAGAGTGGACGGACAATTCGATGTTCGAGTCTTGCGGGAGTGAATCAAAATCCCGGATGAAGTCTCGCGCGGTGACTCCCCAGGCGCCGATCTCATCGTGAATCGAGATTTTCGCCGGGGCGCCGTACTGAGCGCTGGACTGTATTGAATACCATTTTTTCATTGATTATTCCTCAGCAAGTGCTGTAAGTGATGATCATGCTGCCGAATTAGTCGGTTTGAGTCTGTCGGCGGGATTTCCACCTATTCCCAATGACTGCTCTCTGGCCATGTCGCTGGCAATCTCGCGGTCGATTAACTCGGCGTCGTACCCGCGCTCAAGCAGCGCCTCGCTGCGGCTTTTGAGTTTGTTATTGATTGCCAAAACATCGGCCTGGACGTCCTGAACTGGGTGCAGGTAAGCCCAGCCATGCGGCGTCCATCGTGTCGCCTTGATCGGCTTGTTTGACGGCAATGCGCCGGCAAGAACGGCGGCATCGCACCAGGCGTTGCGGATCGGCGCGCAGAATTTCGGCACCAGGACGTTGCGGATCAGGGCAATCGACCGGCGCTTGTATTCGTTGATCGCCACCCGCACAACGCGATCATTGACGTTGTCGAAGTCGCCGGTGAGGATGGCATAGGGAATGCCCAGCGCCGAGGCCACATCGCGCAGTTGTGCGCGGGTGAAGTCGAGATAGCCGGTGCTGGTGCCGGGCGGAGCGGAAAACGTGACGTCCTCACCCGGCCCAAGCTCCTGCAGCATGCCCGGCTCAAAGACTAGCGGCGGCTGCTCTTCGTCGTCGGAAAGCGGCTGGCCGTCCGGTCCAATGGTTTGTGCGCCAGGCTCTGGCGGCGGGCGGCGGATGAAGCCGACAAACAGGTTGGCCAGCTTCTGGCGCTCGAGTTGGGCGTCGTTGAATTCATCCAGCGTCTTCAGGCGGACCAGGACGCTGGCCAGCCACGGAACGCCGCGTATCTGGCCTGGCCGCGTGGCCTCGAACAGATGAATGACGCGGTCAGCCGTGACGCGGCGCGGTTCGTTCATTGAATCGGCGGTCGATGATGCCACTGGATCGCCAGGGTGGCGCGGATGCAGCCAGTAGGCTACACGGCGGCCTTTGGCGTCGAACTCGATGCCGTCGACAATGATGTTCCCGTTTTTCAGCTTCTCGTTTTTGAACGGAAGGTGGTCTGATTCGAGCAGCCGAATGCGCAGCGGGATGCCGGCAGCGCTACTGGTATCCAGTACGGCAAAGCACTCGCCTGATTCCAGCATGGCGCGCAGGGCCAGTGTCTGTAGCCCGTAAAAGTCGGTCTGGCCGTCGACGTCACATTCCGCCGACCAGGATTCCCATTGATCGATCAGGCGCATGCGCAACGCTTCGGATTCGATCACCGGCTTTGGGCTGATGCCGGCGCCGATGACGTCGGTCACCATGCGTTCCACGGCCGCTCGGGCAATGGGGTTGTTTCGGCATGCGTCGCGGGATCTGGCGCGCAGCATTGGCAAGGTGATGTGCTCGCGCTTCGGGCCGGAGTCAAACGGCAGCCACATGCGCAGTCGGCGGCCAATCGATGCGCCCTCATGGGTTGAGGCACGCGGCAGAATCTTGGATAGCAGCTTGCCAAACATCACAGCCCCTTCCCGCCCTGGACAGCCGCCCAGGTGCGCCCGGAAAGTGGGGCGCGCTGCGGAGAAATGGATCGACGCACTTCGTCGCGGGCGCGGATCAGCTCATCGATGCTGCGATATTCGACGCGTCGATCGGCAAATTGCACCATGCGCTCGCCAGTGGCGATGGCGCGCTCAAGTGCGGCAAGGTCGGTTT